GCCATAGGTGCCGTCGACGAAGCTAATTCGGCTATTGGAATGGCAACTGATGAGTATAATGATATTATCGAAAGAGTCCAAAGCGACCTATTCGATCTTGGCGCAGAACTTGCTGGTGCTTCAACAATAACAATATCTGAAAACAGAGTGACATATTTAGAAAATGTAATTGATGACTATAATGAATACCTAGAACCACTTAGATCTTTTGTTTTACCAACAGGTCCTTTGCATAATGCAAGAACTGTTGTAAGAAGGGCAGAGCGTGAGGTTTGGAGAATAGAAAATGTAAATCCAAACATTGCTAAGTATTTAAACCGTCTATCAGACCTATTGTTTGTTATGGCTAGATATCACAATAAAGGAAAAGAAAAGCTATGGGTGCCAAATAATGGGTAGAGATATTGTAAAGAATCTTAAGTTTAAGAAACATTCTGGAAAGCATTTCGATCCAGAAAAATTTGCTCAGTTACTTGATGAGTCATATCGTAATACTAAACGTGCAGACGGAGAGATGACAAAGAAATCATTTAGCCCCAGTACACTTGGATACGGTCATGGAACGTGCCCAAGGTATTGGTATATGGCTTTTAGCGGTGCTATGTTTATAGATGATAACGATGCTGTAGCAGTTGCTAATATGGCTCAGGGTACACAGGCTCACGAAAGATTACAGAATTTAATTAAGACTATGCCAGAGTGGAGAGCGGAAGAAGAAGAAATTATAAATGAATACCCTCCTATTCGTGGCTTTATAGATTTAATTATGGAGTATGATGCTGAGACCGTAATTGGTGAAATCAAAACGGCAAAGCAAGAAGTTTGGGATGCAAGACAGGCTGAGATGAAGCCTACAACAAATCACCTTCTTCAACTATTAACATATATGAAACTAAAGAATGCCAAGGAAGGATTCTTCTTGTATGAAAATAAAAATACACAAGAGCTAATTGTTATTCCAATATCTATGAATGAAAAAAATACAGAGATTATTGAAGAAGCATTTACGTGGATGTGCGAAGTGTGGGACAACTTTAAGGAAGGCGACCTTCCAATGCGTCCAGCAGGAGCATCTAAATCTAAGATGCCTTGCACATATTGTCCAGTTAAAAAAGAATGCTATGCAGGACTTATCGGAACCGTTCAGATAGAATCATATAAGGTGCCGAAGCTGTGATTTGTGCAAACAAAGACTGTCTAAACGGTAAGGAGTTTAATCCTAAAACTCATAATCAAAAATATTGTTCTGATGAATGCTGCAGGATTGCAACAAACAAAAGGATTATGGAAAAGTATTATGAGAAAAAGGCTATTAGAAATGGTGCTAGTCGTGGATGCAAGAAGTGTGGCGCACAATTAAGTAGATACAATGACACTACTTTGTGTGCTTCCTGCCAAAAGAAAATAGATATTACTACAAAGTCTAAGATAAAAGGAATGATAGATGAAATTAGCTGATTTGGTAAAGACTAAAGCCAATAGAGTCTTAGGCATAGATGCGTCTACAAACTCCGTAGCCTTCTGCTTAATGGAAAATGATAAGCCATTAAAGTGGGGCAAGATCAATTTTGTGGGTCAAGATATCTATGAAAAGATTCATGACGCTAAAGTTAAAACCAGTTCTATGTTAGATGAATTAAAGAGTGATTACATTGCTGTAGAAGGAGCAATCCTTGTCAGATCGCCAGATGCTGTGATAAAATTATCATATGTTTATGGCGTTGTCATTGCTGAACTTATGTCTACGGGTGCTTCAGTTATCACTATATCTCCGAGCTCTTGGCAAGCGTATATTGGTAATAAGAACCCGACTAAAGAAGAGAAGGCGGGCATTAGAGTAAAGAATCCAGGATACGCAGACTCTTGGTATAAAACTCAGTTAAGAAATATGCGTAAGCAAAGAACGGTAGATTACTTTAATAATAAGTATGATTTATCTATAACAGATTTTGACGTAGCAGATGCATTCGGCATTGCTCATTATGCTAATAAGGTGTTGACAGAACGATGAAGTTATATCAGAGTCAAACATGGCTATACAGAAGGTATGTAGTACAAAAGAAAACAGTGACTGAAATTGCTGATGAGTGCAAGGTTTCTGCTATGACTATACAGAGATATTTAGAAAAGTTTCAGTTAATTAAAAGGAGATAAAATGAGTATAGAAAAAAATATTTGGCAGACTTACGAAACAAATTTTGATGCGCTACCAGATTACGCTAAAGAAAGCGTAGGAACATGGACATACCAGAATCCAGAATGGACTCATGGATACATGAGCGGACAAGACAGAGAAGACTTCTTCAAGGAGCACTTTGATACAAAAACATACGAGACGTACGTAAACCTACCTTTGGGAGTAATGAAGGCTGGATTGTGGAGATTTGCTATTCTTTATATTCACGGTGGAATATATACAGATATGGACACACACTGTAAGGCTCCAGTAGATACCTGGCTAAACTCTGAATACGATATGATTTTAGATATCGAAAGAGATACTCCGTGGCTAGCAACTCAAACAATTGCATCTAAAGCTGGACACCCACTATTAAAGGCAGCCATAGACCTTTGCGTTGAAAGATGTTCTGATGGAATTATTCAACATAATCATATGGTACATTATTATACTGATGTTCAAATGTTTACAGATGCATTATATAAAGAGTTAGGCGTTGAGCCTTATGCAAAGCATATTAACGAATGGGCTCCAGAGCTAATGGAGATGGCTTTCTTAAAAGAAAATAAAGTAAAGATATTGCACGGAGAAGAGGCAAGACGCTTGCTAGATAAAGATGTAGTTCATCTTTATTGGGGAGACGATAGAGAAGCTGGATGGATTGCTTGGAAAAAAGATCCTCGTGTAAATGAATCTTATCCTAATGGATTTAATCCTCATGAATGGGAAAAGGAATGAATACTATAGGAGTGTTGCCAGCGTCTGGTAAAGCATCTAGAATTGGCGGAATACCAAAATTTTGTTTACCGATTTCTGACGAGAGATCATTACTTCAATGGCACGTTGAGCAGATGCTTGAGGTGTGCGATGAGGTTCGTGTAGCAACAAGACCCGAATGGGTTCCTATTGTTCAAAATATGGATATGAATATTAAACTAATTGTTCGTGAGCCATCTACCATGTCAGACGCAATTAAATTTATGGTCGGTGACTACAACGATACAGTTTTTGTAGGAATGCCAGACACTTATATTTTAAATGCTCCAACAAATATATACAAAGAAATGTTAAAAGAAACAACAGCGGATTTAGTTCTTGGAGTATGGGAATGCGGAGAAGATTTAAAAGGTCGTGTTGGTCAAGTGTTAGTATCAAATGGTAAAGTACTTGGTTCAGAAGATAAGGTAGACGACTGTAATTATCCAGATATGTGGGGGACTATGCTATTTAGAAAGAATATGATAAGATACATAGATCCTAAGCTAGACCATCCAGGAAAACAAATAAAAGAATGGATTGAAGAAAGTTCTAATATTAGGGCGGTAAGACCAGGCGGACGATATATGGATATCGGTACACTAAGAGGACTGAAACAGTTATATAAAGAAATGGATGCATAATGTTAAAGCCAGTATTTGAAGATGTAACAAACTTTAATTGCAGTGACTTGTATTTAAGATCTGTTGGTGCACCAGCAGGTAATAAGATTTGGGGAACCTGCCATGAAATTGCTCACATGCTTATTGAAAAAAATATATCCTATGGCAACTCTGCCCTTGAGCCAGCAAGAATATTTTCGACGGCGGATTCAGCAGAACAATTAAAAGTTCGTATAGATGATAAACTAAATAGAGTAAAGAATAACCAAGGATTTGCTGGAGATAACGATATAGATGACCTTATAGGGTATTTAGTTCTATATAAAATAGCTAAATCTAGTTGATTTTTTAGTCGACTAAGAGTATACTCTAATATATGTCCGAAATTGAATTAGCCGATCACTTTGATCGCATGAACGTAGTAGTCTCAGAACTGCTTAAGGGAAACAACCCAACCCAAATTGCAACCGTAACAGGCTTTAAGAGAGCCGAAGTTGTCGAGTTGATAGATGAGTGGAAGAGCGTTGTACACAACGACACAGCGGCTCGTGAGAGGGCTAAAGAGGCTATCTCTGGAGCAGACCAACACTATGCAATGCTTATTAAAGAAGCGTGGAAAACCGTTGAAGATGCAGATCAGGCGGGACAACTAAATGTTAAATCAGGAGCACTAAAGCTTATTGCCGATATTGAAGGTAAAAGAATTGGAATGCTTCAAGAAGTAGGCTTGCTAGATAATGCTGAGTTGGCAAATCAAATCGCAGAAACAGAACGTAAGCAAGATATCCTTGTTAAAATATTAAAAGAAGTTACAGCCTCATGTCCTAAATGCAAGATGGATGTTGCAAAGCGCTTATCACAGATTACTGGAGTGGTAGAGCCTATAGAGATTATAGAGGAAGTTAGTGGATCTTAATTTTAATGATTTAATTGATATGCTGGATGGCGAAGAGTTTGATGAACGCCCAGTAGATCTAAGAACATTTGTTCAAAGCCCAGATTACTTGGGCCTGCCACCATTATCTGAATATCAGTATACTCTTATTGAAAAGAGTTCACAGATTTATAAAGAGTCAACTTTAATTAAGTTGTTTGGCGAAGAAGAAGGCGTTAGAATGTTTAAGCAAACAGCCAATGAGGTTGTTGCTCAGTTAGGTAAAGGATCTGGAAAAGATTACTGCTCAACTATATCAGTTGCCTATATAGTATATTTACTATTGTGCCTTAAAGATCCAGCATCATATTACGGAAAGCCTCCTGGAGACTCAATTGATATTATCAATATTGCTATTAACGCACAGCAGGCAAACAATGTTTTCTTTAAAGGGTTTAGAACACGCATCGATAAATCCCCCTGGTTTGTTGGAAAGTACACAGAAAAAGCTTCTGAAATTAAGTTTAATAAAAACATCACAGTGCACTCAGGTCACTCAGAGCGTGAAGCATGGGAAGGGTATAACGTAATCGTAGTTATCCTTGACGAAATTTCTGGATTCAGCGTAGAGAATACCACTGGCCATGAGCAAGCAAAGACTGGAAGTCTTATCTATGAGATGTATCGTGCCTCTGTAGACTCACGTTTTCCAGACTACGGCAAGGTGATTCTACTATCATTCCCAAGATACAAGAACGACTATATACAACAAAGGTATGACGACGTAGTATCTGAAAAAGAAACGGTAACCAGAACACATCATTTTAAACTAGACGATGCTCTGCCAGACGGAACAGAAGGCAATGAGTTTGATATAGAGTGGGAAGAGGATCACATTATCTCCTACAAGTATCCAAGAATGTACGCCCTGCGTAGACCTACATGGGAAATTAATCCTACACGAAGCATAGATGACTTTAAAGTTGCTTTCTATAAGAATGCTCCAGATGCGCTAGGAAGATTTGCCTGCATGCCATCAGAAGCAATTGATGCATTTTTTAAGTCCCGTGAAAAAATTGAAAAGGCATTTAGTAATATGGCATTAGCCGTAGATGACTTTGGAAGATTTGAAACCTGGTTTGCACCAGATCCAGACAAGGAATACTTCTTACACGTTGACCTTGCACAAAAGCATGACCATTGCGCTGTTGCCATGGCTCATGTACAGAAGTGGGTAAATGTAAAAGTAACTGATACATATTCTCAGCCAGCCCCTATTGTAGAAGTTGATGCAGTTAGGTATTGGACACCTACTCCAGATAAGTCTGTAGACTTTACAGAAGTTAAAGATTATATTTTGTCTCTTAGAACAAAGGGATTTAAAATTCG